CATTACAAGCCAGCAAGCAGAAGCTGTAGATAATAATTTAATGCGCCAAAGTGACTCAAGAATGCCTATCTTTAAAGAGAGAAGCTCTAAAGTTACCTTTGGTAAAGGTACTTAATTAATTATTTTAGGAGTTAAAATGGCTTATCCTACAGTACAAGCCCCTTACGGGTTAAAACCTGTAAATCTAATCGGGGGTCAAGTTTTTGCGGGTTCTACTCGTAACATCCCTATTCAATACGGATACAACACTAATATCGGTTATGGTGACCCTGTTGTAATTGCGTCTGGTACTATTACTAGAGCTACTATTGCTGCAGCAACTACAGGTAAACAAATTACTGGTATTTTCTTGGGTTGTTCATACACTAACCCAACAACTAAACAAAAGTTATTCTCTCAGTATTGGCCTGCAGGTACACTTGCTGGTGATGCAGAAGCTGTTGTTACTGATGACCCAGATACTGTATTTAAAGTAGTTATGTTGTCTGCGGCAGGCGGTACAGTTACTTCAGGTTCACAAGCATTAGTTGGCTTAAATGTTGCTGGTGCAGATGCTGCGGCTAACGTAAACACAGGTAATTCTACTGTGGGTGCTGTTACACCTACTGCAACTCCCTCTACAGGCCTAGCATATCGTATTGTTGACTTAGTACCTGAAACAGCGGTTATTACTTCTGTTCCTAGCACTTCAACAACAACAACAACTATTACTGTCCCTGCATTGACTTCAGCGTTAGTTGTTGGTTCGGATGTATCTTTCATTGCACCTAACGGTCAATTAGTACAAACAGGGTCATTCTTAACAGCTAACTATGCTGTTGGAGCAACATCTCTTGTTATGAACGCGGCTTCAGGCGTGACCATTCCTGCTTCTGCAACCTTAGTTATTACTCAGTACCCAGAAGTACTAGTTAAAATTAACTTCGGTATCCATTCATACTACGGCGCTTAAGGAGCAATAAACAATGGCAATTTCTAGAGCACAGCTATTAAAAGAGTTATTACCGGGCCTTAACGCGTTATTCGGTTTAGAGTACGCACGCTACGGTGAACAACATAAAGAAATTTATGAAATCGAATCTTCTGAGCGTTCATTTGAAGAAGAAACAAAACTTTCAGGTTTTGCTGCAGCGGCGGTTAAATCAGAGGGTTCTGCAATTCAGTATGAAGCCGGTCAAGAAGCTTGGACTGCACGCTATAACCACGAAACAATTGCTCTTGGCTTCTCATTAACTGAAGAAGCTGTAGAAGATAACTTGTACGACTCATTGTCTGCTCGTTATACAAAAGCGTTGGCTCGTGCTATGGCATACACCAAACAAGTAAAAGCGGCGGCTGTTTTAAACAACGGCTTCAACTCTGCTTATACTGGTGGTGACGGTTCAGCATTATTTTCAGCTTCGCACTCATTAGTGTCTGGCGGCACAAACTCAAACATCCCATCAACTCCTGCTGATTTAAACGAAACTTCTTTAGAAGCGGCTGTTATTCAAATCGCACAATGGACTGATGAACGTGGTTTGTTGATTGCTGCTAAACCTAAAAAATTGATTGTTCCACCTGCACTTCAATTCGTTGCAACTCGTTTGCTCGAAACAGAACAACGTGTAGGCACAACCGATAACGACATCAACGCGTTAAAAAACAACGGTTCTATCCCAGAAGGTTACACTGTTAATAACTTCTTAACAGACACCAATGCGTGGTTCTTAACTACTGATGTACCAAACGGATTGAAACATTTCGTGCGTCAATCATTGGTAACTTCATCAGATAGTGATTTTGATACAGGCAACATGAGATACAAGGCGCGCGAGCGGTATTCTTTCGGCTGGTCTGATCCCTTAGGTATGTATGGTTCATCTGGTTCAAACTAAGTAAAATCAACTACTTAGGTATATTAAGGGTCTCTTAGGAGACCCTTTTTTATTATTAATGTTTACACGCTGTGTGGTAAGTGATATAGTAAGTTTCACTAAATTTACACCGGACATTAAAATGAAAGTACCAGTAATCTACAAAATAAGAAATGTTGTTAACCAAAAGTTCTATGTTGGAAGCACAGGTAACAAACGTGAAAGGTTTAGAACACACAGAAATAAACTGCGCAGTAGCAAACATCACTGCGCTCATTTACAGGCAGCATGGAACAAATACGGGGAGGATTGTTTTGTTTTTGAAGTTGTAGAAGTAGTAAGTAGTATAGACGAATTACAAAAAGCTGAAGATGTTTGGTTATCTGAATGGGTAGGTAACGAAAACTGTTACAATCATGGACTTAGATCGGGCGCACCGTGGAGAGGAGTAGCTAAGGAGTTACACCCTAACTTTGGTAGAGTTATGTCTGAAGACCAAAAGGGTGTATTGCGAAAAGCTAGGTTAGCGCAACCGGACCCTCGTATTGGTAAAAAGCATACAGAAGAAACTAAACAGCGTATCAGTACTGCAAAAATGGCAAACCCTTCAAAATACTGGCAGGGTAAAACACGTTCTGATGAGACAAAAATTAAAATAAGTGAAGCTCAGAAAGGTGTTAAAAAAGCACCTAGAGTGTATACAGAAGAAGGATTACGTAAAGCTCAAGAGACTATGAAGCGTAACGCCAGGCCACAAGAACATACCCCTTTAAATGAGGTACTAGCTAAGTTTCCAGAAGAAGTGCGTAGTAAGTATGATTTTACTAATGCCATCTACACAGGGGCGTTAAATAGAATTACAGGGTGTGTATGTCCTACGCACGGAGAGTTCTCTCAATATGCGGCTCAATTTAGAAAAGGGTCAGGCTGTGCAGAGTGCGGAGCACTTATTAGAAATGAGAAGAAACGTATTGAAATGAAGATGAAATGGTCAACTGAAGAGGGTCGTAAAAAGATGGGTAGAGGAGCTAATAAAATAGTTGCATAACCAACCAATTGGTGTACTATCAGCCTATATCTAGGAACTTAATTATTTGCGCAGATTGACCTAGCAAGCTTTACACAAGACTGCGTATCTTACGTGTATTTGGAGATTAAAATGGGTTTAGCATCACACTTGGGTCCTTGGAGACTTGGAACCGTACCTAACACAACTGGCACAACTGCTGGTACTATTCGTAACATGGGTGCAACTATTGTTGCTCAGAAAGCGGCTATCGCTTACGGCACTACCACAGGAACGGCTTTTGTAATCCCTGCAGGTGCAACAATCACTGGTATTGCTTTATATTCATCAACGGCATTTACTGGTACATCCCCCACACTTACAGTATCCGTTGCGGGTACTGCTGTTACTACCGCAAATGCGCTAACTTCTGGTACTGCATTTAACGGCTCATTAGCTTTAGCACAAACTGTTGGCGCAGCAGGCGTATTAAATAACGTAGGCTCTACAGACGCATCTGTTACATATGCTATTGGCGGTTCAGCATTATCAGCTGGTGTAGGTACTATCGTTGTATCGTATATGGTTAACTTATCAGACGGTACTTATAACCCAACATCGCAAACTGCGTAATTAGTCTGCGGGGGAGTTTATCTCCCCCCTTTTAAATAGGAGATTAGTTATGAGTATGCAGTATGATGTCAAGAGTGCGCATAGAAATACGGCAGGTATTTTTTACGGAAGTCGAGTGCGACTTAAAGGATTTGTGGTGGTACCAGCTGCTAGTACAGCGGCTACAGTTACTTTTAAAGACGGTAGTGCTACCGGAGCTACTCTATGTGAAATAGACCTACCTTCTAATACAAACCCAATTCCGTTTTATGTATCTATCCCTCAAGAAGGTATTGTATTTCAGGATGGGATTTATATGGATCTTAGCGCGGCTTTAACCGGCGTGACTATCTTTTACGGGTAAGCCATGATGGACGACCAAATTAAACTTGCAGTCCATGAAAACGAGATTAAACACTTGCAAACTGATATGGATAAGTTGGTTAAGGATATGGAAGAGCTTAAAACCTCTATTGCCGAAATAAGCAAGACTCTTTCGGAAGCTAAAGGCGGATGGCACGTTTTAATGATTATGGGTGGTGTAGGCGCAGCCTTTGGTGGTTTAGTTGGCTGGGCGTTTGAACATTTTTCAGGTAAATAAAATGGCAAAGAAAGCTCCAGTATTAGCAGTAGGTAGAGGTGAGAAACTTCCCGTCTCTAAGGGCGCAGGTCTTACAGCCAAAGGTCGTGCAAAATATAATGCGGCTACGGGCTCTAATTTAAAAGCACCAGCACCTAACCCTAAAACCAAAAAAGATGCAGGTAGACGTAAGTCTTTTTGTGCGCGTATGGCAGGGGTTCCAGGTCCTATGAAAGATGAAAATGGTAAGCCTACACGCAAAGCAGCCTCTTTAAAACGGTGGAACTGCGGTGCCTAGTACATCACTCAAACAGAAAAAATTTATGGCAGCTGCCTCTCACAACCCTAGCTTTGCAAAGAAAGCGGGTATACCAGTAAGTGTAGCTAAAGAGTTTAATCAAGCCGACAAAGGCAAAAAATTTAAAGAAGGTGGCGATGTGGCTAATCTAAAAAAGATA